GCTCAGCAAAGACATTCCCTAGCATTTTCTCGTGGTATGCGGGGTCCAGCGTATTCTTGTTTTCTAAAGTTCGCCAAGTAGGAAATCCAGTTAAGAGCTCTTCTCTTGAAATTCCTTTACGACGAAAATCTTTGATGTCGTCAGAAGGAAGGTTCTCTATGATATCGCGAAGGGAGGAACTAGACGCTACCCCCAATTTGGCCATAGCATGCATATAAATGTAGCGCAATCCTACCCACGCGTCATAGTTAGAAGCGTAAGTCCCATAGGCGTGACCTAGTGTAGAAAGGACCACGTCAAAGAGGGTACGAACCTTATTCTCCCGTCCCCATGCAACGCGAACAAAATACTCGCGGGACTCACGATAGGGAAGATACTTGCACTGGCCAGGGCGCTTACAGGGATTTGCCACAGCTTGGTGTTTTAAAAAAGTCAATCCACGAGTCAGCAGCTGCCCATGGGCTGCAGTGGAAAGAAAGCAAACACCATCTAACATGTTACGAACTTCAACATCAAAGTAAGTTTTCATAAAGATGACGAAATTAGCCCCGCTAAAGTACTTAGCAACAAGGGGGTCTTTAGTTTTATTATACGCATGATCATCGCCATAGACAATAGCTCCAAAAAACTCAAGCGCAGCCTTTTCCAAAATATCCTGATGTTCAGGAGGGGCCATAGCAATCTGGAACGCTAAGAAGAGGAACAAATATAATGCCACAATCCAGGAGTCCATATGACTAGTACTGAGGACTCCACTCGGCACACTCCCTATAACAAATGCCCACACTGGACCAAAAAGATGGGAGAGACGAGCAGTAATTTGGCGAATTAGCATTTTTATAATACGCACTCTCATGGCATAGTCTTCTCCTTGTGGGTCGTCATAAATTAGGCCAAAAGAATAAAACAGATTAATAAGCCTTTCATTGGTAGACTGATCCATATTACGCAAATCCGCCTCCACCAAAGTTGCAAGGAACTCTTCGCCAAATAGAACTTTGAGGCACCCCGCTATTCTATCCATCCCTCCATGAGGCCATGGGTGACCAATCTGAATCAAATTGCCATGCTCAAGAGAGAATCTAACTTTTGTCACCAACCTTTCAAAAAGCACAAACAAAGACGAGGGGATCATATATAATCGCAATTTCATCATCCGCTCCTCCCACTCCTTCTCAGTAAAATACTTAAGACATTCAAAGTTTTCATTCTTCTCAGTAGTCTTCCACCACATCCCAGGATCTCGCGCATCTGGGTCTAACATCCAGTTGATAACATAGTTGATGTCTGCCTGTAGCGTCTCCATTTTTTTTCCACATCCGTCAATCTTTATCTTTATTCCATTAGCGTGGATGGTACGAGCTACATAATCATTGATTCCAGCGGATGTACCCAACCCCATCTGATCACAGTCGGCAAAATCAATTGGAATTTTTATTTTTCCGAAATATTTCTCAGTGCCCATGTGATGGTACATAAGGCCTAGAGCTTTGTCTAAATGGGGAAAGACATGTTTCGTTGAGTCCATTGGCTTATGCACATGACGATCAAGTTTAAGAATAGCATTAGCAAACTTGTTAGGATATAAATCTGCAGCTGCAGTGATCATGTGGGGGTGACCATTTGTCGTGCCAAAAGCCGCATTAAAAAGGGATTTTGATCGTAAACACAAGGCCAACAAAGAAGGTATCTGCCGTGTGGAAGGGTCGGGATTCTCTTCATCAGGATAGTACCAAATTGCCTCTGTCCAAATCTGTTGTCTGAAAAACTCCCAGTCGTCTCGAGTAAAAGCTCGTCGAAGCATTTCAGTGATATAATCCATATCTGCTATCCTGAAGACGTCACGGATGTCAGGGTTAGGAGGAACAAATGTTTGGCTTAGCGGGAACGTCATTTTGCCCAACTGCGGTGCAACAATTCGTATGTTCCCGTCCCGTTTAAACTTCGACAAAAGTCGAAGCAATTCAGAATCACCATGTGACGGGACGATGTCAGAACCATCAAAATCGTACCTTTCTGAGAAGTGTGCCATCATGAACCTAGCACTATCTTCAAAATT